GTACCCCCCTCTCGATAGCAGGCAGGTCACTTTCCCACTTTAACGTGCTAAAGTGCTAAAGTGCTAAAGCGGAAGCAATACTTTAGTGTAGTAAAGTGCTAAAGCGGTGAAGTGAGTACAAATAATTGGACTTATAGCGAGTACAAATAATTGGACTAATAAAGTGTACAAATAATTGGACTAATCAGAAAATAAAAATAATACCTTTACGCAACAGAAAGCAAAAATATTTAGTTAAATAGAATTAACAAATACATAAAAGAAAATATAATGTTTACAATTTATTCATTGACTTATGTGTTGAGGTGTGGTATACTATATATAGAGTTAAGGGAGAGGACAAGAAAAGAAAACCTTAACAAACAAAAATTTTAAAGTTGCAACGTTGCAACAGAAAGGATAAAATCATGAAAATTAATGGCACTGAGATTAAAGGAATTAAAAAAGCTATAGGAGAGTGGAATAAGTTAGATAATAGAAAATATATAACAATTATATACGATAGGAAAAATAAAGAGGTTCAGACTGTTAGCTGGATATGGTATAAAGAAAATTGCAATGAGCGTTTAAGCGACGGCTATTTCAGATATGAAAATATTATTGATTTAATAAGGGACGCTTATTATGATGATTATCGTGTTACTATGATAACAGTACAAACAGTATTAAGAGAATATGTGATATAAAACAAAAAGCCCCATGAGAAAACTCATGGGGATATTTTTATGCTCTTATACTTATAGCGTGTTTGCTTTGTGCGTTTATCCAGTTTCTAACAATTTCACCCACTGAATTATCTGCATAAAATACACGATTAAACGTTATTAAATTATTAATAAGTTTATGTACGTCTGTAGGCTGTTCCGCCAGTGATTGGACGTGTAAAGGATTGGTATCTGTTTCAAAACTGTATACAATTCTATTTTTTAAATTTAGATTTTCCGTTTTCGTTTGAATGTTAAAAAATAGAAATACACTATTATTATAATGTACAATATTGCAAGCAATAATATCATTATCAAAAAATATATAAGCCCTGTATACAATATCTTCTTTTTTAATTTTAAATGGTGCGTGGGGGTAGTTTTTAATTTCCCACTGTCCTGTTGTTATCATTTTTAATTGTGGATTATCAAAAGCGAAATATTTACTAACTTTTCCAGTCTGCCCTTTACTGTCTGAATACTCGAGTGCTAATGTTAATTCGCTATCTCCATATGTAAATAATTTCAAGTCACCTTGTTTAATATCTGAAATTTTACCTAATCCCATTTCCGCAAAATATGGGCAATATTGATTGACAGTATTTGCTATCATGTAAATAATTGTGTTATCCCTGTCACGAATAATAGACGACAATAAGTTAGTGAATGTAACAAATTCATTATTAAGGTAAAATGAACGTGTCATAAATTCATCAAATAATATATATTTGAAATAGCCGTTATCAGCACCTTTTGTGCGTTCCCACGCATTTAGAGAAAAACACTTGCAAAAACTTTGTTCACTTTTTTCTTCCGTATTTGTATTATATAGATAAAATTCTCTATTCTTGTATATAGTGCTGTTAAATTGCCCATTAGATAATTTTTCAATTAAAGCTGAATGTGGTTTAAATAAATTTTGTATATTTTTAGGCATAATTTCTTCATCATAACGTCTTATATACGCAAGCCTAAAGCCCTCTTTAAAATATCCTTTTATTTCCTGCTCACACACTGCATAAGTTTTTCCGTTTGAACGTTGTCCTATAATCAAATTGTATAGAGCATTTAACTTATTAATCTTTTTAAGTGAATAGTATTCATTTTTCATTAAAATCACACTCCCAAAAATTTGTAGCCAATTCTTGACTTTTTTCAAATAATGTATGCTCTTTTGCACCGCCACCAAAATTTGTGCCACACATTAAATAATATATAAACTGTTCAGATAGTGACATATTATAATCTTGCTCTTCCATGTGAATGTAGCTATTTTCTGCCACTTCTGCATAATTTCCTTGATAGTCTTTTACTATAATTTTGTAAGGGTCATTAATATATGTTAATGTGTTTTTGCCTGTATACTCTTTCGGAATATACATTTCATTGTCAAAAAACTCAAATGGTTGCAACGTTGCAACTATATATGGAACGGCACACTTTTTATTTAGTCCCGAAACAGTAATATTAAATTTGCCGTTCTGTTCATAGGCATAACGCTTTGCACCTAACGTTTTAAATTTTGTGTAAATTCCCTCAAAATCCCATACCCCCAAAGGCTTTTCAGCCCCTTTAATTGTTTTAGGTTTAGCTAAATTTAAATCAATTTCATAATAGCTTAAAGCCGTGTTAATCTCATCAATACAATTTTTGTTATATTCATTTATCCAGTTTTTATAATTTTCATAGTTTAAAAATTTTATGCTATCTGTATCACAATAAATAACATCTTCATCAATTTCTAAAATACCTTTAAAAAGTTCGTGTCTTGCCCATGCCGTAATCCATACTCCCCACTGGTATACTAGCACTTGTTTTTTATTCTTTATGTAATTTTCTTGTAATGCTTCCGTTATATCTTTCTTTTCTGTACTCCATTCTTTCCCATTAAAAATAATATCATCGTTTACTGGATTGGTCACACACATTCCGAATAAACTATTCAGCATACCTTTACCGACTAAATACTCTACTTCTTTGCCCTTTACACCTTTTAAAGTGGTTTTATCATTATAAAATTTCAATGCACATTCTATAATTTGTTTAGGCAAATATCCATAACTTGAAGCGTAAAATTTACCGATTGACAAATGCTCGTATGAATAGAATTGCTCAAAGTCCTTAAAATCAATATCTGTAAAATATGTAAATACTCTATCTGCCGATACAATTCTACCATTATCAACAACGGCATTATCACATACAGAGCATTTTGACCTTGATAAAATGTGATTACATTTTTTAGCAATAACATTAGTTAATTCCACTTCAAAAACGCAAGGATAATTTTTAATACAGTATCTAAAATCTTTTAAATCTTTTATGTGAATTTTTGTAAATGGTTGCATTGGATATTTTTTTCTAATCATAACAGACGGATAAGAACTTGTAAAATCGATACTAGCAACATTTTCTAAAACCATTCCTACATACATATAATTAGCGTGTGTATATCCACCCATGAAACTTTTATGCAATAGACAAAATAAATCTTTATCGACTGGGGCTATCTTTTTAATCTTTTCTCTATATTTTGGATAATATGTATTTTTCTTAATGTAGTTTTGGCAATATTTTCTAACATATCCTGTTTTAGTTAATGGAATTTTTGTTATATCATTATCATTTTTTGCCATTTCTTCGAGTATAAAATAATGTAAAATTTTGACATCATGTTCACAATATCCTAACTCTTCTTTTGTCAGTGTCGTTTTCCATGTTCTTAAAAGTTTATAATTCAAATCACCTGTTAATTTTTGTATTTTTACGCTTGTTAAATCTTCTGCGGTTTTTGCTAAACTCATACCGCTTAACATTAAACTACATTTTAATTCAAAACATTCATTCATAGTACACTTAATAGGGTGACGTGCGTTTCTTGCGAAAACGTCTTTAAAACGTTCATGACCGATTAAAAATTGAAATTCATAACCTAAATTGTGAATATATATTATAATTCTTCTGTATTCATTTAATTGTAGCACTTCTTTTAACTTATTTAATGTAAAATCAAAATCTTCCCATGTTCTGCCGTATACATAATTTCCATTTAATGCAAACATAAAAATATACATACACGCTCTTTTATTATCACCCTCATAAAATGAACTTGTTTCAATATCAAATGCAAACGGAGCGTTGTAATATTCGATATATTGATTATCCTTTGTACGAGTTGTAACTGTCTGTAAATTACTATTCTTTAGAATATCAAAATCAAAATCATTTACATTTATCAACTATTACACTCCCTTTGATAATAGTTGCAACGTTGCAACTATTCAAGCATTTGCATTTGCTCACGCATTAAATCATACATTTCATTTTGTGTTTGTGCTGAATTTTCAAGTGTATTTAATAATGATGTTATTTCATTATCATTAAAACCGCTTTCAACCATTTCTGCAATAAATTGTTGTACAAAATCGCTGTTCGGTAACTCTGCACTTATTCCACTATTTCCGAAAATCGTTAAAACTCTGTCAACATTTTCCTCAGAAATATTTAAACGTTTTGCGTGTTTTGACATAATAGACTTTGTTTCTTTTACTGTTGTTTTCTGCCCTAAAAACTGTCTAATCTGAACATAATGTTTTAACAATTCTGCTCTTGTTTCTCCTTTTGTACCTGTCTTAAAAAAATTCTTTTTTGTTGAAAATTTACTTTCATGTAGAAACGTATTCCATTTACTAGAAATTATAGGATTTTTGCTATACATTCCACTTTTTTTCAATTGACTAAGGCGTAAATTTGCTTTACGCCCTTGTCTTAAAATTTCAGCTTTTAGCTGTTCGTTTGTTAAACCGCTTGCAAAATGTTCATTCATACAAATACACCGCCTTGTAACATATTTACTATATATTGTCTTTCGCTGTCTGTACACCTGAAATTTATTTCAGGATTGCTAACAACTGTAAAACCCTTAAAATCAGATAGTTTTCCAGTTATTTCGCAAGCATATCCTATAGTACGCCCGTAATTTTCAGGTACATTTAAAATAGGTCTGTCAATAATAAAATAACACTTCTGTGGTTGCCACGTTGCAACAGACGGAGAACTTGCACTGGCTGATTGATATTGTACTGGCGTTGCAAAACCACTATACATCTGATTAGCACTATTAACTAAACCGCTCATACTGTCCGTAACTGTAGCACTTGCAATGCCCATTGCCCCGTTTACTACATTACCCACAACTGTGCTTGCATAACTTGCGCTGTCTGTTCCTGTCATTGGAATTGATACACCTACTACTCCATTCCTATAAATAAATGGTATATCGTCTTTAAATACAATTGCTGTTCCTGCCCCTGTTGTATAGTCAACTATCATTTTTACTGAAATTTTGTGACCCATAAACTCCGCTGTCGAAACAGGTACAACGCCAATATATGGTATATATAATTGGGCTGTTGTGTATGGTTCATAATCTAGGAAATTTTTAAATTTAGTAAAAAATGTACATTCACCTAAATCAATTAAACTGTTTACATTTTCAGTTAGTTTAATACCATTTACACCGGTGTTTGTTCTGCCTATTACAATAGGCTCTGCTTCCGTTGCGGAATTTTTATGTGCCACATTAAACGGAAACAACCGCAAGTCGATAATTCCGTTCATAGGATTTTCGCCCATTAAGGCTAAACCTTTCACAATTTCGTTAAATTTTGTTTCGTCAGCGTTCCATAAAAAATCGGCAAGTTGTCGCACATTAGTTGACGTGACCGCAAATGACCTATTGAAAACATTGACATTAGATAGTGTAGGTTTATTCAAGTCTATTTTATCAGTATAATTGTTAGGGTCAGTGTTTTCAACTCCGTTGAAGCCGTTGCCTGTATCTTCTGTCTTATCCCATGTAGTTTGGTGGGTATTATCGTTTATATCTTTTCCTTCTAGAGGTGTATCAGATATAGCCCCCTCATCATTCATTTTTCCTATAATTATATGTGGGTCTGTAATATTTTTTAGGTCAGCATGTTGCACACTGTCAAATGTAGTCGCACAAAAGAACCCTGTATTTGCAATTATTTTCAAAACGTCCGCACGAGTGCCTTTAAATTTAGTATAAACTTGTGTACCATTATCGACTAATTCCCACAATTTACTACCATACGGACATTCAAAAACTGCTTCATGGCTAGTAAGACCGCTACTATGAAATGTGCTATTGGGTTTTTGACCATATGTTAATTCATTACCATTATTATAGTAGGGGAAAATATCTTCTTGATAAAGCCCCTCTTTAGAAATATTTGTTATTGTTCCGTATAGTAGCGGTATGAATGAATTTGCCCACCCGTTTTTATAATAATCTCTATTTTTATTATTACCAAAATATGGTCTAAATGATATTGTAGTAATTGTAGGGTGGGTTTTTTCGTTTTCAGTTCCGAAATATTCGTCGACGGGATATTCAATATATTCTGTAGGATTAGTCGCACCTATTCGCACTAAAAAACATAACGATTTAAACGGAAATTTCAACACGGGACGAATTTGTGTATATATTTCTGTTTGTCCGTATGCAATTCTATTCCGATACCATTCAAATAGACTGCCGTAGTTACTGCCATGTAAAGCACCTAAATAAACCCCGGTATCAATAGGTTCAGTGAACCCTGTTTCAACCCACTTTGTACTATTCAAATTGTTAATAAATAACAATACTGAATTAGGGTTTTTGAAATTTGTGCCAATTAAAATAGATTGGTCAAACTCTTCATTTAGCTTCAAATGGCTTGGATATCGACTTTCAATTGTACTAACATATCGTCCTATCGTCAACACGTTTCCGTCATCAAACGTAAGATAAGGATAACCCTCGCTCCAATAATCGGTATTTAATTTCATTTGTTAATCACGCTCCATTCTCTGATGTTCCTTGATTGCTTCCACCGCCTGCCACATTTAGCACAAAATTGTAACTATTTGCTGAAGCCGTGTCAAGGTTAAAATCTCCACCAGTAAATTCTATTACTTTCATTTCCTTATTCCCTTTTAATGGTAACATTGTATCAGGAATATATGTACTTCCGATATTTTCATTTCTAGTAACTAGAAATGTGCTGTTTAGTAATGCTGTTGAATAGGTAAAAATATCAAATTCACACTGTAAAATAATTGTTTCAGCACTTTCAACGTCCGCTGAAATTATATGATAATATCTATCAAAAAATGGTATATATGCCATATTTGCGTTAAACGTTTCAGACGTGCAAAATAATCTTATGTGCGGTGAAAAACTGTTCATAGTATCCAGTATTTCACAATTATAATCAATTGCATTTGTTAATGTTTTTTGAACTGTTCGCACATCTTGTGTGCATTGATATGTTGTTATAATTGGCATTTTTTCTCACCCTCTATATAGTTGCAACGTGGCAACTTTTTTGAGTTACCACGTTTTAACTATTATTTTGTTGTGCTGTTATCCAGCATCTGCTACTATAAATACCACACAATTTTCCATAGTATCATTGAAATAGCTTGCATCATACTTATAGAAATAATTCCAGTATTCACCCTTTGGGTTGTAAATACTTGTAACTCTCGGATTTGCGTTACAAATCATACAAGCATCTTTGTCAAAAATAGTGCCTATAATACCTGTCTGAGTAACTGCATTACCGCTTGCGGTTGTAACATTAATTTTGGAAATTTCTGCAAAGTCGAAATTCTCGCTATTTCCGCTACCCTGCCAATATGGTACTTCCGAATATCCATTTAGCTTTACAAGGTCATTGTGGAATGTGTCACTCTGTAGATAAACCTCAGCCGTATTTACAAATCTTGACAGAAGAACCATTTTCATATCACTCTCAGGGGTAAATGTAGTATACCCACCGTCATTGAATAGAGTTGACGGACGCTGAATATATTTGATATACTCCTTGATTTTGCCAATTGCATACCTCAAAAAGTCCTTGTCCATAAGTGCATGACTTGCGGTCAGGGTTTGTGTAAATTCTGCATTATACATTGTCAAAAGATTAACAACGTTGTTTTTGCCATGTATCTTCTCAGCAATGAGATTATTAACAGTGCGTGTTTTAAGTATATCATTTGACAGAGTGAGTTTAAATCTGATACGATTTTCAATCATAGCAAAAAAGCTGTTCATTTCAGCGGGCGAATTAAATGCACTCTTAACCTGCATTTCTGTAAATGACATCTGCACTTCATATGTTACCTTACTGTCGTAAAATTTTGACTGAACATTAGGGGCTGTAAATACAAATGGGTCATAACTCTGTCCGCTTGTCAATTTCCAGCTATCATTCTCAACTGCATCAGGCATTTCACACCTGACTTTCTGCATTGCTGAACCATATTCCCAGTTGTCGGCAAGTATATCGGGGGCTGTCGAGTTGTAAACTCTGTCAACAAAAATCATTCTGCCAACTTTATCAATCAGCTTGCGGACATAATTATCAACGTCTGTCGCTCCCAAAATCTGCTTACCCATATCGACGACGTTTTCAAGGTTTTCAGTTGTTATGGCGGTTTCACCGACAATTTCTTTCTGAGCTTCATTCAAAATTGTTGCTATCTGTGTTACTTTCATAAATTTTTCCTCGCTTTCATTTCCTCGCCTTTTATGCGATAGTATGTGTTTAATTTTTTTCTTATCGTTCTGTCAATCCCTTTGAAATGTGAAAATTTATCTTTAATAACATTTTCATAATCTAGCCAATTGGCAAGGGATAACCAAAACATAAAATCATCACTATATAAAATATAGTCTTTTAAATCTTCCTTGTGTTGCAGAGTGTCAGTAATTACATTTAATACAACTGTCCTCGCAAGGTTGATATAATTTTCTGCATATGTAGGACTTCTCACTTTTTGCATATATTCCTCTCTTTCTAGTTGCAACGTTGCAACTTTTAATATACACCGATTAGAATTATATCGGCTATAGCCTTGATAAATAGGTCAACTACAGAAAACATTGCAAGCTGTCTTTCACTTTCAATCATCTGTTGCGACGTGGTAACGCCTATATTACCGCTTCTTGTAAATTCATGTACAGTTTTTTCGTTTCCTGCTGTTGTAACTGTAGTATTTATATCTTGCGTATCGGTGTTTGTGCCTGTATTGGTGGTCTTTGTATCATTAATAAAACTGTCCGATTTATCAAATGTTGTTTTTCCTGTTGTAATTGACGTATCAACTCCGACTGTATTTGTATTTACTCCTTTGTTTGTTTGTGTAATGTTCGGAGTTCTTGTGTCTGTTCCCTTTTCTGTCATGGAATAGTTTTCAATCGGGTTATATTCTAATGACAGTGTGTCAACAAGCTTATCATATTCATATTTATGTGATTTACCATATAATGCTATATAGTCGCTTGCCTGTTTTACCATTTTTGTATTACTTCCGTCATTTTCATTATCATAATATTTATAAAAATCACGTTCACCAAACTTGTTTACAAAATATGAGAACATTTCGGCAGATGTAAAAATTGTAAATAATTTCAAGTCTGTTGATACCTTGTCAAAAATAGTATTTATAGAGGGGAATAATTCTATCCATTCATTAAGCGTTATCAATTTTTTCATTGTCTTTTTCCTCTTCCTCTGTAGGCTCTTCCTCTGTAGGCTCTTCCTCTGTAGGCTCTTCCTCTGTCAAGTCTTTCCATTCTTCCGAAATTTCAACAGTTATATTTGTACCGAACATTTTGTTAATTTTTTCAAGTGCCTGCTGTCTGTTGTTTAGCATATTTACAACATTCACAAACAAAGCACTATCATTAATGTTAACTTCTGCCGTGTTTAGTCGCTCTCTTTTCATGTTGAAATTTGCATTTACTCCGATTGAGTTGTAAAAATTTGCAAGCCAAAATTGATACGTTTCGACGGTCTGCTGTAGAATTGTAGCAACACTTGTATTATCTGCCATTTTTATTGGCGTGATACAATTTAATATAGTGTCGTCAATCATGACCGCTGGATTACCGTTGTATAACTGTTTTAGAACTTTTTCCCCAGCAATTCTCACTGTATCGTCTTTACACAAAAACGCTGTTTGAACTCTACCATTTTTCAACGCACTAGAAATTGTTACCACACAATCAGCCAGCATATTTGCGGTTAATGTTAGTATAGGATATAGACCGCCCGTCATTGTTTGTGTAGGATATTTGTCGGTATCACTGTTAAACATTGCAACTCCGTCAACGTCTAGCTTCACAGTTTTACTTCCTAAAATTGGATTAGCAACAATAAATTCTGTAGGTAAATAATACTCATTAGGATAACCGCCGAAATTTCCGTTTAGTGCGTATAATTTTCCGTTAAATTCCGTGAAAACAACACGCCCTGTTACAAAAAGCCAAAAATTCATTACTTGTTCGTCAATGGTATCTGGCAAGCCTTTCCATGTAAACATATTAATAACACGATTTAACAACATTTTATAATAATAATTTGTCAATTGTGTTTTGTCTATGTTTGATACTCCAAACTCGCTCCATTCCCACGGCTTTATTTTTGAATTCATTTTCTCACCCCTTTATCGGTTGCAACGTGGCAACTTTTTTTGTTACCACGTCATGCCGATTTTGTTATTTACTGTATCTGAATTGAATAAAATTCTCCGTTTGTTGACTTGCCTTTTACAAATCGTACCTTTACTTCCTCTCCGTCACTCAGACAGTCGCTGAGAATATCCGCAAGTTCTTCCATGTGGTCAATACACACCTTTGAAGAAAAGCCAAAAACTCCGATATCTGTTGCAATATAACCAATATCACAAGGCTTCTTATCCCTGTCAAGTCCACCATTTTCTACCACTGCACACCCCGAAACAGTGTGCCACTCGCTCGCTTCTGCTGTCTTGATTGAAATGCTTCCGCTCTTTGCGTTAAAAATATCCTTTTTGCTCATGTTCACATTAAATCCTGTCATGTTAAAAACCTCTTTCCATGTTTTTTGTAATTTGTTCAATATTATGTGACCGTAATATATAATAGCTATGTACGCTAGATAACAATATCGGTTTAGCACTCTTATTTTATAAATGTTAATTATTATCAATTTGCTGTTGTATTGTTAAATGCTCACAAGCGTATTATCTTTAAAAATTGACTATGTTATTAAGAATAGCTTCATACAGTGCATTGATTAATTGTTTTCCTGCTATTCCGTTCTCTTTCTTTTTTAGTATTCGCAAAATCTCGTTTGTAGCCTTTTCAGTGCCTTTTCCGTAAATTCCGTTAAAATCTACACTTGTACTAATTATTTTACAAGTTTTCGCTAGTTTTAACAACATTTTATAAGCGTATACGCCTGCATTATTATCTCCACGTTTTAGTCCTGTAGTGTCGAGGGCGTTACCTTTGTATCTTAACACGCCTAAAAAGTTAGTATATGTGTGACGCTCTTTCGACACAAAATTGTGCCCGTTATAATTTTGGTCATAACTGTAAAAATAGCTTGTATTTCCCTCGCCTGTTGCTATTGAGATATGCCCGATATTGTCAGCCGACTTGAAAACACAAATGTCGCCTTGCATTGGTACAAACTCAGGTGTATTTGAAATTTTTGTAAAATTCTTTACAAGTGCCAATACCTCATTAAAACGTGTGAAATACTGTTGAGCGTTGAAATTGTGTGGATAGTATGTGAAAATATTAAAACATTTCTGCATATAATCATTGACTAAATCACAACACTGAAAACCGAAAACTCCGTCAAAATCGATTGACTTGCCTAGATTTTTAGAAATATACTCTTTAAACGTCATTTTTCTTTCACCTCTAAATCTGTTAATCTATGGTTAATTACCTTTATCTGTTCTTCAACAACTGGCAAACGCCTTGCAAAATTATTGTGTTCTGCCACTCGTTTTTCTAACTGTTGAACTCTGTACTCTGTTAGCTTAAACCCCGAATAGCTTCCTATAAAAGTACCTATTAAAGACAGTACCGCAACTATTATTGAACTCCACATTTTACACCTTGCCGTTCTTTGAAAACTGAGTGCCAAAGTAAAATGCAATTACAGTGGTAAATACTGTCATATACTGGTCGCTTGTTATTTTTCCTGCTAGTGATAGCAGACAAAAAATAATAGTTAACAGAATTGTTACAATTGATTTTATTGTAATCTTCATATGTACACCACCTTTTATGAGTTATCACTTTTTACACGTCTGTAAATTTCTTCATGCACTCCGAAACTCACAGTTACTAATTCGGGAATAACTTTTCCCTCATCATAAAACTTTGGTGCAACATTCAGCGGTATAAAATGGCTTCTTTCGCAACGTCTAGCTTCATGCTCGTCTTCAAAAACCTTTCCGCACAATTCACAAACAAAAAGTTTTTTCATTTCTATTTACCTACCTTTCTATCACACTGAGTTATTAAAACTCAGTGTGTTTTGTTGTTACGTCAAACGAAATATCGATATTTTCAAGGCTCTCTCTTTTCTCCATGAGTGCATTTACCCATATTGAAAGGTCTTTAAGAGTTGCAAAGTGCTGAACTCCTCTCGGGGCTTCCTTGGTTGCGACGTTGCAACTTTCAGCGGTTGTTGTTTCCTCTTCCTTTTCCTCTGCTTCCTCTTCCTTTTCCTCTGCTTCCTCTTCCTCAGTGCCTTTCATTTCAAGAGCCTTTGTACTGTTGACAAACTCCCTCAATTGCTTTATTGTCATATCTGGGGTGATGTTACCATTTTCAATAACTTCATTGTCAAGAGTTACAAGAGTGGCAAGCTGATTAAAAGTGTACATTTCAGCGTTAAGCGGTGAATTTATATCAGTTATAAACTTGTCCGCTACTCTTCTCATACGGCTAGCGGTTGACTTTGTGATATTAAACATTGTCATTGTATAGTCACCAAAGTCACCGAAATCATCTTTCCATGTGTTCTTGTTGTATATCTCCGCAAGGTCAACGCAAATAGCTTTCTTGTTATCCTCAACATTTACCATTCTTGTAAAGATACGCCTTGTGCTCTCTTTAAGAGCGTTACTCTTAAATGTGTTCATGATGTTTGTGCTTTCTGATTTAATAATATTCTCCATGATTTTATCCTTTCTGTTGCAACGTTGCAACTTTAAAATTTTTGTTTGTTAAGGTTTTCTTTTCTTGTCCTCTCCCTTAACTCTATATATAGTATACCACACCTCAACACATAAGTCAATGAATAAATTGTAAACATTATATTTTCTTTTATGTATTTGTTAATTCTATTTAACTAAATATTTTTGCTTTCTGTTGCGTAAAGGTATTATTTTTATTTTCTGATTAGTCCAATTATTTGTACACTTTATTAGTCCAATTATTTGTACTCGCTATAAGTCCAATTATTTGTACTCACTTCACCGCTTTAGCACTTTACTACACTAAAGTATTGCTTCCGCTTTAGCACTTTAGCACTTTAGCACGTTAAAGTGGGAAAGTGACCTGCCTGCTATCGAGAGGGGGGTAC